TCGTGTTGTTAGTAACGGGGCCGCCTTCGGCCCGATAAATTGGTGCAGACCCGGCGTTGATAGCCTGGAGTTGCGAGAAGAACCTTCGAGTGGACTTGGCGTTCACCACGTACTCGCCAGGGCTGAGCATGGCGGGGATCGTGTCTGTCCCTCGTGCGAATCCGCCAGTGGCTAGACCGAGTGGTCGAGCAGCGGGGGCGGTAGGCGTCTGGAACGTAGCCTGTGATGCGGTCAACCACATCTGCGCACCACGCTCCAACGCCGCTCCCGCACTGGTTGCGTTTGCGTTGAGTTGTGGTGACGCTGCGACCGCACTCTTAAATGCCTCGGAACCAGTCTTTAACTGCTCACCGGGTTCAAGCGGTTTCTCACCGGCTTGAATCACACGCTGCATTAAGTCGCCTGCGACTATTGAACGTCCAAGCTCTTGTGCCGTCTTAGAGGTAGCCTGCGTGACTGCATTGGCATTCTGAGCCGTCAGAGCGGTTGCTGCTGCTAGCTGCTGGGCTTCAACCTTTGCTTGTGCGAAGTTCTGAGTCGTCGCCTGCGTTCGAGATACGAGCAACTCCATTGTTCGCTGAGCTAGACCTAACGCATCTCCGATGGCTCCAAACTCTTCGGTCGGGCCTGCCGTCTTGGAAATGCGATCCAGTTCTGTTGCAACAGGTGCTAAGTCCTCGGCCGTAACCGTGGCCTTCGTGCTCAACTCTCCCAGCCTGAATATGCTGGCCCTGAGTCCGGCGCTAAGCTCGTCGTCACCCAAGTTGCCACGAATCTCATTAAGGGATTCAACAGCCTTCTTGATGCCTGAATCGAATGCTTCAGTCTGACGTTCAGCAAGGAATTGAGGTTGCTCTTTCCTGGTCTTATCAACAAACGCCGCCCAGTCCTTCATAAACTGGTCGAGTTCCTTCAACTGCGGACTGCTGCGTGCAAAGCCTTTCAGACCGTCATCCAGTTCCTTCAAACCACCACCGGAGATAGTACGAAAGAAGCTTTCAACACCCTTCGATACGATGTCAGTGGTGCCGAGAACCTTGTCGAGTTTCTCTGAGAACCGATCGAGGTTGGCGGCGGCCTGAACAAGGCCACCACCCAACCCAACGGTGATTGCGTTTCGTAGACGATTGATCGCCGCAGTGGCGCGCTCCGAATCCGTGCTCAACCGCCGTCCGAGGCGGAAGTCGAACTCTTTCTGTGCTAGCGTCTGCGTGTTTAGCAGGTGTTCATTGAACGTCCTGAAGCCATCCGCAGTAAGCGACAGAACAGGTCGCAGGGCACGCTGATTGATGAACAGCTTACCGATGGACTGTGCTGATTTGTCGGTAGTGCCGATCACCGATTGAATCGCGCCGGCCAACCCCTTCTGTGCGATCAGCGTTTGCCCGGACTGTACGCCCAACTCCAATAGGGCTTGCTTCATCGCCTTGGAAGGCTTGATGAAGGCCGCCGCAACGGCATTGGCTTGCGTAGCTGCCTCGGCCGGACTAACGCCTCGCGTAGTCAAGGTCGAGAACAGCGTCGTCAATTCCTCAATCGAGATACCGACAGCGCGAGCCGCCGGTGCCGCCTTGCCGAGGTTGTGGGCCAGTTCCGCAATGGTGAATCGACCCTTGTCGGCACCCGCGAAGAACACCCGTGCGAACCGGTCAGCTTGGCTGGCCGCCGCACCGTAGGCGTTGAGCGACGTAATTAAAAGGTCTGTGGCCTCAGCCTGACTGGCCGCGCCGAGCTTTGCTAAGTTCGCGCTGGCTCCGAAGATTTGTGCTTGATCTGCGGCACTTGCGAAACCTGATCCCACCAAGTCCAAGCGAGCCGCGACCACATCCATCAACTTCACGTTGAATTGATTGGATAGATCGACGCTGCTTCGAGCCAGGGCGTTCAGGTTAGAGGTCGGATCAAGAGCCTGAATCTCGGACAAGCCCTTCTCGAACTCAGTGAATGCCCGAGCCGAGTTCGCAGCACCCTGCGTCAGTAGTCGGAAACCTTTGACCGCTGTCTGAGTCAAGAGGATTCGGCCTAATAGCTGGGTGCTGTTGGCCAGCCTGTTGACCGCTGTGTTTGCTTGGTTCAAGCCGGTGGCCGTCTGCTTCCCAACGGCAGTCATCGCAGACCCCATCTGCGCGCCGTTGCTCTTCATCGCACTGGCCAGATTATTGATCTGGGTGGCGTGGGCGGCGTACTGTGCGTTAAGCGATTGCAGTTCGCTAATAGCCTGACTAGCATCAATCGAGAATGTTTGTTTGATGTCGTCAGCCATGATCACACCTGCCGCTTTTTAACTTTTACAAATCGCCTTGCGTCCGGGAGCCGGACATGAGCGAAGATTCGCGAGACTGCGTTTCTACCGGCCGCTTGAAACTCATACGGGCCGGGATCAAGAAGCTGCGCAAAAAGGCCAGGATCAGGGTCGATGTTGGCGTTGTTGAACTCGTTGTAGACAAGATGCTTCAGGTGGGTCTCATACGTGAACGAGAAGCGACCCGCAGCCCTATCAGCTTCAAACGAGCCTGAACTGTTTCTCAAGCCGTAGCTAACTCGCCGTGGGGCGTTGTTGGCTTCCGGTATGGAAAGGTTGAATCCGATCTCCCTCGCCAAGTGCAGGAACGTGGCGTGCGATGCACCACTCCATACGGGTATCTCCGCTGTCGCCGCACCGATGTACTCGAAGGCGGCTCTGGACAGAGCGTCGGCCAACTCTTCCGACAACGTGTTCACATAACCTTGCACGTTCAGTTCAGGGATTTGAAATGAAGCTTTGATTTTCATGGTCAAGCCCAGGACTATCGCCTCTTGCCACCCGGCTTCGGCGGTGCTTTTGCAGACCCGAAAGGCATCCTTGCCCCGGCCAGTTGAGCTTCCCGCTCGTTCTCGTCGTGCTGCATGATTTGGTCGAACGCGATGATTTGTGCTTGCGTATCGACCGAGCACTCGTCCCAGGAGTCCTTCACACCGGGCGGCCTTATGCCGAGGCGGTTGCAGGCTCGCCAGATTGCGTAGTCGCCGGTTCGGTTTGGTGGCCAGAGGATTCGGCCGCGACTAGCGCTTGACCAAGTAGAAAAAGCTCGCGCGCCTGAACCAGCCTAGCTTCGTTGAGCAAGTTTGCTTCAGTGACGAGTTTGACGACGTGATTCAGTTCCACGTCTGTCATACCCGCTTTGCGAAGGTCGCTTTCCCAGTTGATCCACGTTTTGGGATTGTTGATGTCAACCGTTTCCCACTCGATCTGAGAAGGTTCAAGCGTGCGGATGACCATGTAGGCCGTTCGACGTTTGACGTACTGATCGAAAATGGTTCGATAGGCTGGGTCGTTTGGTTCCGGCACCCACCCGTCTTTAGTCCGTTTGCCCGGCGGTTGTGGCACCGGCGACAAGGCGTCGAACTCTTCCATGTCAGGTAGTGCCTTGGCGCGGAACACAAGGCTCTGGTTGCCACGAGGCAGCACCAGGATTTCCTCTACGGGCGCAGTTACAGTAACTCCACCGATCTTCATTGTTTGATTCTCCCTCGAAGTTAGAAATGAGACGGACCGGGAGCCACCCGGTCCGTCTCAAGGATTCAGAAATTACTCACGGGTGATCGTCGGCTCGGTCGCATTGCAGCGGCCTTGGCACGAGATCGTCGCGGCGGAAAGATCGAACTCCAACGAGTCGTGACGGAACATAGGGAAGATCGTGATTTCGTCTTCCACCGAACCGCACGGGGTCGTGTGCTCAACCTCGATGTCCACGCAAAACGGTTCGCAGAGGTCGTCAGATGCGCTGACCCATTCAACCGCGCCGCCGATGCCTTTAACGGCGTCAACGACGGTGATGTCCTCAGACGTTCCAGTGCGGACATGCTCGTACACGAAGTCCAGCGACACATCCATCGGCACTTGGTTGCCTTCACGGACTGTATCGAGGTCACCGCGGTCGAGCAGGTATTCGTATTCCTTGTTCTCGGTGTAGGTCAGGTTGCCTTCGCCGACAGTGACTTCCACTTGCTGAGGTAGGAATGTTACGACTGCCATGTCCGCCACGCCGGCCGCGAGAGCGGGCGTAAATTCGATGTTGGTCGTGGGACTCGTCGAAGCGGGCGTCCGAGCAGTCACGGTATGAACCGGCGAGCCTGTTTCGGCTGCGACGGTAAATCGAGCACCAACCGGAATAAGGTCGGTGTCTTCGCTGTTGAGCACGATCGTGTTGATGTCGAAGGTGGTGTCGGTGGCCATGACTCCAGCGTCATTGATGGCTGCCGTACCACTGAGGCCATCCTTGATGCGGATGATCGTGTCTCGCAATTCAATACGAGCCATTTGTGGTTTCCTTGTTGTTATTCGTTCAAGTACATCACGTAGCGGGCATCAACCATTCCTTGCTTGAGGCGGTCGGTTGTGTTGAGTTGCCCGAAGTGCAGTACACGGATGAAATCGTTCTTGCCCGGTCGGGGTGTGATGCACCCGAGAAGAGAATCTGCGTCGTCTTCGGGACCGGTGCCGAAGCGATAGATGGCGATCGCGCCGTCCATAGCGTTGTGAAAAACGCCAAGGATTTCGTCGAGCGTATAAGCCGACTTAGTTGCGCCGCCCATCATGCTGTTCACAAGGACGTTTACATCCACATACAGCCGGTGGTATCCAGCGCTTAGCTCTTTCGTGAACGGACCGTTCACCCTGATTTCGACTCGATCTTCTGACTCCATGAAGGTGTCGTCTCGATCGTCGATCCCTTCCACTAGGACTGGGACTGGGATAGTGGCCGCTACGGTTTTGAGATACTTGCCTACTGAGGCGTGTATCCAGCGTGCCCAATTTGCATTTGCCGGCATGGATACACCTACGGGGTGTGAGTGGCCTCTTGCGTCAGGTCCAATAGATGGTCCGCGCCGAGTGGGAATATCTGCTCGAACACGTCGCCCAACTGATGGCGAGCAGTGATGACCCAAGCGGTGTCGAACTCGAACTCTTGAACTGCTTTGATCTCGTACTTTCGCCCATTGAAGACGAGCCAGTCGTCTTCTTTGAGTTCGAGATCGGGACAGTCCAGGCGGTCGATGATGAAGGTCCGTGTGCGTGAGTCGAACGACCCGCCGTACACGAACGCTTTGTTGGCACTGATTTGAGAGATGGTTTGTACAACATCCCGGCTGACCTTAGCCGGTAGGATTACTGCTTTACGAACCACGGTGACATCTTTGACGGTGGTCTTTGCACCTGTCTCAACATTGGTGGTGGTCCCACCAAACGTATAGATGTGAACCGGCCCACCGCCGTACTGCTGTTTGAAGCTGTAGAGGATGGCTTTGATTCGTTGATTAAGACTTCGATTTGTTGGCATCGGCTACACTCCTGATGGCTTCGAGTGCGACATCGAGTCGCTCCATCACTTCGGTGTTGCGCGCGATGACTTCGGTTGATTTCGACACCAGCGGCAGGATGATGTCCCGCTGCTCGTCTTCGAGCTTCTCGATGCGAGTTGTTAGACGGTCCTCGCGCTTCCAGTCGCGCCAGATGAAGAACAGACACACACCCGCGAGAGGGCCGAAACTCTTGATGAGTTCAATAAACTCCATCGGGGAATCTCCGTAAGAAAGCACCCGGCCCAGCAAGGGTGCTGGGCCGGGTGTTGGGTTTACTGACACGATCGGGAATTAGCCGAGGAACAGGGTGGCCAATTCGTTGTCGAGCACTGCGTAGCCGCAGAGCATATCGAGCGTGACACGGGTGCCCTGAGCGGAGCCGTCGTATTGCATGGCAACACGCATGGCAACGTCGTTGTGGCTGGTCACACCGGACATGACACCGAGCGAGCTATTCGGACGGGCCAACGGACGGCTGACCAAGGCCAGCGAGTCGCGGTGGAACGCCAAGTTGAACGCACCGGCGGGACCGGGGAACGCGAGGTCGTTGTTCGACAGAGCGATAGCCAACGGACGATCGAGCAAGATAGCCTGGACGCCCGAAGACGACACATAGCTCTCGATGATCGTGTACGTGTGGCGCGAGCCGCCCGTACCGAAGGCGATCAACTGACCAACTTGCGGGGCCTTCGCGGTGGTCCAGCCATCGACCAAGATTTCCTTGGTCCAGCCAGCATCGTAGTCGTCGGCCACGTCGCACTTCTTGTACACGGTGAGGACCGCATTGGCCAGCGTGGCGTACTTGTTGGCCTCATTCATCGTGACGGCCGTGGTGTCGGTGGCGTTGTCGGTCTTGGCGGTGATCCAGGTCGGCTGGTCATTACCAGCAACCGTGGCGAACTCACCGACGTTGGCGACATAACCGGTGACGGTCGCCGGCTGCGTGGCAACGGTCTCACCAGCGGATTCCGCATTGGTGATCGTGCCAGCAATGATGTCGGCGTTGGTCGTGGTGATCGACGGCACGTTCTGATCCATGAACGTGTCGAAGCCGAGGATTCGGCCCAACAGAGCGTTGGTCAGGGCGTTGCCACCGTCGCCACGCTGCTCGGCAGACACGAACAAGTCGGTCTTGAGCAACGAGGTTTCGCTGGTCGGCGCGAGCAACAGGTTACGACCCTGCACATACGCCTTGTTCTTGTTCAGCGTCTCGCGAGCTTCGAGAACGAAGTCCTTCGCGTTGCTGGACGTGAGGTTGGAGAGGCGGCCCACTCGCTTGTCCGACGTGCGGATGTAGTTGTGGACCTGACCGATCAAACCGCGATCGACACCACGCGCGATTGCCTGCATACCGGGCAGCAGGTAAATCTTGACAAGCTCCTGGAAGCTCTTGCTCGCCTCGCCGTCCTTGATGACGAACGTGACGTAGTGATGCTGATTCAGAGGAACCTGCACGTTGGTGGCCGATGCGTCCTGCGCGGTCACGGAATCGGCGTCGGTCTTACGCTGCGTGCGGAAGGTGCCGGGCCGGCGGGTGTTGACGACATCGCCGAAGTTGGCGACTTCGTTCGAGAAGTCACGGTGGACCAAGCGGGCCATGACCATGTTCTCTTCGAGGATGGCGAGACCTTCCATCGCCCATTTCTCGGGGATGAAGGCATCGTTGTCGTTGGCGTAGCACGAGACCACGGCCAACGAGATGTACAAAGGATTCATTTTCAATTCCTTGATGGAACGCGACCGAACGGTCGCACTGTCGGGGAAATAAGAAACGTCGCCCGACCGAGTGGTCGGTTAAGAGAAGCCCGGAATCACTCCGGTAGGTGATGGCGTGCCATCAAGAGAAGAGCTTAGTACCGGCCGCCCGAGCCGAGGCCCAAGGCTGACGGATTCTTCTTCCGCATTTCGAGGTATTGGTCCATGTTCAGTTTGCTGACATCGACCTTCCCGTTTGAACCCGGCGTGAGGCCACCGGTGGCCGACGCTGCTCCGATACCACCAACCACACCGGACTTGAACAGATTGCCGTAGGTCTCGGGCAACTGCTTCATCCGTTTGATGGCTTCTTCGGGCGTCATCTGCTTGATGATCGCCTCACCGGTCTCGGCAGAGACATCGGGGAAGTCGATCATCGGCTTGTCTTCAACCATCTTGGTCATCGGGCGAAGGATGGTTACAATCTGGTTGGGACTGAACGCATCACCGCCGACAGCGGCATCTTGAAGGGAACGTGCGATGGTCGAGTCAACGTAACGCTGCTCGGCTGCTTCTGCACGGGCCTTCAACTGACCGAGTTCGCCGGTGAACTTGTCTTCGAGTTGTTTCTTTTCGAGCTTCGCCTGCTCTTCCTTGGTGCGCAACTGCTTGCGCACGTCTTCCAAGGACTCTTCGAGCTTCCCTCGCTCTTCCTGGGTCAGCTTGGCGCTGGTGAGGGTGTCCGATAGCTGCTTTTCGAGCTTCTGGAACTGCTGCTGGTGCTTTCGCTTGTCCTCGGCGAGAACCTTGTTGAGTTCGTCCTGAGTGAACGTCTTGGGCGGATCACCGGCAGGCGGATCACCGGCAGGCGGATCGCCTGCTTCACCTTCAAAACACGAGACCAACGCGAGGGAACGATACAAATCAATCTTCATTCAAAGAGTCCTTCCCCTATGTAGACGTTACGGTCCCTGGACTAGGGTGATCCAGTGAACCACCCGGCAGAAGTGCCGGTTGAAAGACGTGCAGAGGGTCTGTTTACGACAGGCCGAGCACGCGGAGAATTTCGGTTTCAACTGACGCCAAGTCGTCTTCGATCGCAGCCTCGCGGGCCAACGCGCGGAGCACATCTTGACTCGGCAGGTTTGGATTTGTTTGACGATTGCTACCAATAGTGATGGCCGTGGCAGCTTCGCCTTGAGCAGGGATGGTGCCAGCGATCGCACTGCAAGCTTTCAGAATCGCCCAGGCGGGTCTGGCTGTCTGACCCTCGGTCGTCGTGGACTCATCGCCAGCCGTGCCGCCACCGGTAAGTCCCGTGCCGTCAATCACGACTTCACCGTGGTTAGCACCGGTGACTGAAGCACCGCTGTAGGTGAACACAACCGGAGTCGTGGTCAACGGGCCACCAGTTACGGCGATGTCGCCGGCCGTGAAACCTGTAACCACGCCATCGGCAGCCGTGTCGATCGCGGTCTCGATGGTCGCCGCATTGGCATCGTGGGCAATGGCTGCCGTGGTGAAGGTCTCACCGTTGGCCAGTACAAATTCCAGCGTAAAATCGCCACCGCTCACGGTGCCGCTATAGATGGCGATCGACTGCACTTCGTCGGTGACGCCGGTGCCGCTCGGGTAGTCGATGTCACCTTGCAAAGCTTCCAAGCCTTGAAGGCTGCGGACCAACATCTTGTCGATGCTGACCCTGCCGTCATCGACGCCGAGGTCAATCGACTGTGCGTTCGCCAAAATGTCTGTGTAAACACCCATTCCGCTGTCCTCTGTTGTTAAGCTGCTGTTGTTACGTGCTTAGGTCTGTTTACGACAGGCCGAGCACGCGAAGAATTTCGGTTTCAACTGCCACAAGGTTGTCCTCGGCGGCGGCCTCTCGGGCCAGCGCGCGGAGAACATCTTGACTAGGTAGATTCGGGTTGGTGTGGCGATTGCTGCCGATGGTGATTTCCGTGGGAGCTTCACCTTTGGCGGGGATGGTGCCGCCGATTGCGCCGCAAACCTTTAAGATCGCCCAGGCGGTTCTGGCTGTCTGAGCGGCTGTGACAACAGATACTTCACCGGCCGCAGCGGGTTCGCCTTCAGCACCGTCAGTGATTGTTGTTACCTCACCCATCAGGCCGTCACTAATCGTCCAATCATCGGCGGCGATATAAACGGTTGAATTGTCCCCCTCTCCGTGAAGATTCCTCATGCCGCCCCTAGTATTACCGGCAATAGAGGAATCGGTAACAGAAAGTTCTAGCACCCCTTTATGCTCACCGGAGATTGTCGATCCAACACATGCTAATTTTATGTTCTCGAACGTGTTCGGGGTCGGCGTAATGCTCTTAGTATCAAGCAGCGTAAAACTACCTGCTACACACTTGAAGAGGCTCAGTTCTTCCTGTGGATGCCAGTGCGCATGTAGCAGATAGAATGTGGCATCAGACGTGTGGTGTCTGGCACAGACGCCGCCTACAATATCGAGGGCACCACTACCACCGACGAATTTTACACTGGCCTGTACGTGATGGTTGGCCGAGGCGACATCGTGTTCAGCACGTACCCGTGAGACAGTGGCCGCAGTTGTTCTGTACTCGTTATTTGCTACTTTGGCATCACCCTCGACCTCAGTCCAGGTTAGATTCGGGCCGAGCGTGGCGCTGTCTGCTGTATCAAAATCCTCAATGAACGTCGTTCCTGGCAAAATCGGCGTATCATCAGGAACACCGGCCGGCTGGAACATCTCGTATGGTAGCTGGTACTCCTTGACCCACATGCCCAGAACCTCACGATGTAGGTCCTCAGACTTAAGATTGTCGTCATAAATAGCTTGGTATTCGCCCCGTAGCGTCTCCAATACTGGCTCCCGAACGGCAGCATCCAAGGGATCAAACTTGTTGCGGTAGATTACCTGCCCGCCCAGTTGAATCGTATGCCACAGGTTGCGGCCCGGAATCAACGTTTTGACCCGGCTCTCTCCGGTCGGGTCAGACTGATGGATCAATGTGTGCGCAAGGATCAGGTCCAACCGATCTACTTCCAATGACACCTTAAGCGCGGACTCATACAGCAGCCTTGCTTCCGAGGCCACTATCAAGTCCGGGCCGCCGGACCCCAGAAGCGTGTACTCCGAGTCCAGCGTCGTTATGTCTTCGGTAACAAACAGCCCAAACCCTGTCGGGTCCAGTTCTATTTGTTGCGGACCGCTGCGTAGGTCAATAGCGCCTACAGCACCTACTGGCCAATACCAGCCCGTTATTTGCCCCACGGTCCCATAAATATACGGGCCTATCCAGTATTTCATGTTAGGTCACTGAATCGAGAATAACAATCTGCGGCCAATCAATGCCGGCCACAGAGTCACCACTGAATGTAAGCACTACAGGCGTCGTGGTCAGAGGCCCACCTGTAATAGCAATATCGCCGTTTGTCCACCCGACGATAACGCCTGTTGCGGCGGCGTCGATCGCGGCTTCAATAGTGGCCGCGTTGGCGTCGAAGGCAATGGGGGCGGTCGTGAATGACGCTGGTAGTTCGATTCTGAAAGTCCCGCCTGTCACTGCTCCGTTATACACGTCGATTTCTTGGACTTCGTTTGCGCCACCACCTTCGAGCAAGCTATCATCTATGGTGCAAAGACCATGAGTCTTACTAGCCACAGAGTCACCGCTGAATGTCAGCACGATAGGGTCGGTGGTCAACGGGCCACCAGTGACAGCGATGTCACCGGCCGTATAACCTACAACAACTCCATCAGCCGCCGTGTCGATCGCGGACTCAATGGTGGTTGCAACGGCGTCGAACGCAATAGGTGCAGTCGTGAAGCTCACACCGCCAAACAGGTTGATCGTGATCTCGAACGTGCCGCCGTCCGTGCCCGCCGAGTGCTCGGCGATTTCCTGCACTTCGTTAGTGGCTTCAGTGTCGCTCGGGTAGTCCGCATCACCCTGCAAGGTCATCAAGTTCCGAAGGCTTCTGACGACCGTCTTGTCTCGTGCGATGCGGAGATCGTCGTGCCCACCAAGATCAATCGTAAGGGCACTGGCCAAAATGTCTGAATAGACACCCATTCCACTGTCCTCTGTTGTTAAGCTGCTGTTGTTAAGCTGCTGTTGTTACGCTACGAGATGCGGGCCAATCGGACCGCATCGTCGTCGCGAAGAAATGGGCGGATCAGACGCCACGCCAGGGCGTTTGGTACGCCATTGATGATGTGTTCGATAGGCACTTGGCTGCGAGAGTACGTTGTTCGTACTGACTCATAACCTTGTGACACGATCCCGAGGTTTTCTAACTCAAGCTCGGGGTCTTTGCCGTCGAGAAGTGAGTGAGCAATTTCGTAGCACGCTATTTGGATCGCGTCCGGCACTTCATCATCAGCCCCGCGAGGGAACTCGCGTTCTTGTGCTGCTTCGGCCGCCCGAATGTCTTCGTCTTCCGCATCGGGGTCTGCATCGAGCACTGCATGAACCGTGGCCTTGTAGCCTTTGTAGTTCAGCGTGTCGATGATCAGCGTTGCGGCCCACAGTGCTTTAGGTCTGTCGCTGACTCTCGCATTCGACCACGCGCTTTCGTGAAGGCGATGGTCGAAGTAGTCTTGAGCCTCTTGCAAGGTGCCGTAGTAAATGAAATCCATAAAGACCCCTATGAATTGTTAGAACGACACAATTCCATCCACACGGCACCGTCGTAAAGAAGAACGATCGTGTCGCTTGGACTATTCATCGTGAAGTCGCCGGCACATTGAATGTTGCCTACGCTGTCATCAACAATCATTGCGTCCGAGCCAACGGCAACCTTCAAGACGAGAACGTCGCCCTCTGCACCGCCGTTTATTGTTCGCAGAGAGCGTTGTGCTGCCGTACCAGTGCAAGTCACCTGATGGTACGAACTGGTTATCGCGATGGCGTTAGCCGTCAGAGTTAGTGCGGACCCGACTTCGCCAAGATTCAGCTTCGAGCCAACGGACACAACATTTGGCACTGTAACAACCTTGAACTCATCAGGTGCAAGAATCGTAAGTAGCTTTGCCATTACAGCACGATTCGAGTGCCGATTGTGATCTCAAGCTCGGTCGTTGACTTAGCCGTGCCGACCGGGGCGATCACATGCCCGTCTGCGGTGGGCGGCGTGGTTGTGAGAGTGCCGGGCGTTGCAGCGCTGACGTAGTAGCGAGCACCAGTGGTCAGGCCACCGACCTGTCCGGTGACCGCATCCCATTGACCTGTCGTAGCGGTCAACCGGCCGTCAGTCAGGACGCTACCCGAGGCTGCGTCCGCGATGCTGATGTCCAGGACTAGGCCGAGGACTCTCGCAGTTGCGAGTGCATTAGCTTGTGCTTTGGCGGCCTCGTTAGCTGTGGCAGTCTGGTAGACGGGCGTGCCGACGACGAGTGGGCCACCGGTGTTATTGGTGACTTGAATGATGTCACGCTCGTCGATGTAGTCGGTTAGAGCGAGACGTTCGATTTCACCGGTGGTCGTGTTGATGACCAGAGGTCGCTGGACAGCCATGATTTGCCCCTTACAGTTTTATGGATGTGCCAATTGATACGTCCAACGTGTTCGGAC